TGTGGAGGAGATATGAGTGACTTGACTCTTTTTGAACCAAATAATGCAGTCGCACTTCCTGATTATTTAAATTTTGAAGTTCGTCCGATTGCAAGAGAGATCGCACCGGCTCAAGGTGCGGACTACATTAGTCTAAAAGGCAATCGATTTCGTTGTGTTGTTAACGGGCAGGAGATGGACCCGTTTGATACGACATATTTGGATGTCGTGATCGTCGGTAGTGCGCCGCATACGAGTCGGGTTTATTACGACACTAAGTACGATCCTAATGCAGAAAACGTAACGCCTGCTTGTTACAGTGCTGATGGCAAAAAGCCTTCAGATAATGCTCGTGCTAAGCAAGCGGCACAATGCGATCTCTGTCCGCAGAACATTAAGGGTTCGTCGCTTAGTGGCGATGGTGTTGGCAAAGCCTGTGCTTATTTCCGCCGTTTAGCTGTCATTATTGTCGGCGATCCTGAAGGCCGAGTGTGGCGGCTTGATGTTAAGGCTAAGGGCTTGTTTGGCACCTCGTATTCACAAGCTAGAAAGTTTAATTTTATCGACTATGCCAAGGCTGTTAGCCGCACACAGTTTGAATTTCAGCACCTCATTACTCGCTTGAGTTTTGACTCAAACGAATCTGTACCAAAACTGTTGTTTGAAGCTCGTAGTGTTATTGATCCACAAACTGCTGCAATAGTTAAGCGGGTGTGTGATAATTATAATGTAGTTGAAGAGGTTTGTAAAGTCGAATATAGAACCGCTTCTGTGGGCGCTTCTGTGGGTGCTCCTGCTGTTCAGCCTGGTCCAACCCCTCCGACCCCCGCTGTAATGCCTTCTGAGCCGCAGCAGATGGCTATTCCGTTCTCGTCACCGCAGCCTAGTGCTATGATCCAGCAGGCCGTCCCGGCACCTGCTGCCGCGCCTACTACTGGCACTACTGCGAATATCCAGAGAATTCTGGAAAAGCTTAATGCTAGCCGCCAAGCTAGCTAACTAAGTACAGTACAGTCCGGCGTACATCCTCCCGCGTCGTATGCCCCCCGACGTGCCGGACAAGGGGGCTATCTCTTTGCGACAGGGACGCAAAGTATGGACTTTTTTGAATCTATTTTACCGCCCGATGGGCTTTACTGCATTGCAAGTGCAAAACTAGAAGACGGGAAATCAAGACTATCAAAGTTAGTCCATATTCCGATTAAGGGTATGGATGAGCTTAGAAAACTCCTTCCTTCTATAATTCAATCTAACTCTAACAGAGAACTTTATTTTTCGCCATCATCTTACGTAGAAGAAAAGCCAGCTAATAATGGCTTTCGTAAGAATACTAACGTAAAGTATATTAAATCACTATATCTGGATGTAGACATACGTCCAGATAGCCCGGTCTATTGCCATTCTTATGAAGAAGCTCTAAGCGAGCTAGAAAAACTACGTCAAAGTGCAAACCTGCCTAATCCTTGGATCGTAGATTCAGGCTTGGGGTTGCATATTTACTGGCCGCTTGACACTCACTTATCTCCGGCTACTTGGACTAAAGTAGCTACAGAGTTCTTTAATACCGTATCTAAAATAGCGCCTAAACTAGTCGCCGACGGATCGCGTCCACGAGATAAGTCCGCTTTACTACGTCTTCCGGGGTCGCTTAATCATAAGCATGGTCAAGTTAAACTGGTGTCTATATTGCAGGATGCTGATGGCGAAGTAGACCATCGCATTTTTCTGTCAGAAGATTCCGAATCTCTAGTTACATCTACCCCAGTTCCGACTAAGGAATACTCAGTTATTAAAGCAGAAGACCGCGTGCATATAAATCACGTAGTCAAAGCTTGTAACTGGATTAGAGAATATATTGATAACAAAGAAACCGCTTCTGAACCGGAGTGGTATGCGGCCCTGTCTGTTGCTCGATTTGTTTTCATTACTGACCCAAATAGCGACACTGAAGCTGCGATAGCATTCTCAAAAGGGCACCCCGGCTATACCCTAGCCGGGACGCTGAAAAAGATCGACCAGCTAGTCCAGAACGGCATCGGGCCTGCAACGTGTGACACCCTGGGCGGTATGTTCCCGGATCGATGCAGGACATGCCCGCTACGAGGCTTCGTCGGCAGCCCTGTAGCGGCTGGCCGAAAGATCGCGAATACAGACGAGGAGGACGTTCAGCTTATATTAAGCTCTTCTCCTACTGAAAAGCCTAGAATAGAAGACCTTGGCGAAGTAGAACCGCCAAAGCCGTATTTTATAAAGGACGGCCAGATATTTATGCACAAAGCAGATGCTATTGTGCGGATATTTGACTTCTTGATTGTACCCCATAGGCGGTGTAAGGATGAGTACACAGGCCAAGAAATGGTGGAGTTTTTGGTCAAGTTTCCGCACGATGGTGACCGCATCATTAAAATGCCAATGAGTTTATTGGCTGACGATAAGAGACTAGGAGTATTTTTAGCTGACTATGGTATTCTACCCGAGCGATCCTTTGCACCGTACTTATTCAAGTACCTTACTAACTATGTCAGGGAACTACAAGCACGCAAGCCCGCCGTCAAAAATTATTCGCAGCTTGGTTGGAGGTTTCCAGACATCAATAATGAAAACGTCGCAGAGTTTATCCTCGGCGACATGGTTTACCACGACAGACAGTGGACACCGAATACCAGCATCAGTCCTGTACTTTTACCCGTTAAATCTGCGGCTAGTTCGTCGTCGGGAAATTTAGAAAAGTGGATTCGAGCTTTTAGTTGTCTGAATGAAATACCTAATTCTGAACCGTTGATCGCTGCCGCGCTTATGGGGTTTGCAGCGCCATTAATTGAGTTCACTCCATATAATGGCATTTTGGTTAACTTATATGGCGGTTCTGGTCGAGGTAAGTCCACCGCCCAACGGTTTGCGACTAGTATTTGGGGTACACCCAACGAACGGATGATTCTTACGCATGACAACAGAATTCCGATGCTTAATCGGATCGGCGCTATGCGGAATCTTCCGGTGACTTTCGATGAGTTGACCGAGATGGACCCCGAGGCGTTGGGCACTTTGTTGTACGAAATATCTGGTGGACGTGGTAAAGAACGCGCTAACATTTCTGGTATTACGAAAACTAACGAGACTACTTGGAAGACTGTTATAATTAGTAGTTCTAATACGTCCATCTATACCAAAATAGCTCGTATTCGCGCTGGAAATAACGGACAGGCTTACCGGGTTTTAGAGTTTGAAGTTAGTCCAGCGTTAGCGTGTAACGCATTAGTAATAGATGAAGCAAAGAACGTTCTTGACGCTAACTATGGTATTGCTGGTAAAGTCTACGTTCAGTATTTGGTAGACAATCTTGTATCTGTTCGCCGTCGTATGAATGAGGCAATGAAAGAGATTACTGCGCAGTATCAATCGGCACCGGCTGAACGATTTTGGTTAGCGTCTTTGGCTGCCATGAAGGTTGGCGGTGAGATTGCGAAGAGTATTGGCTTGCATACTTACGATGTTAAGTCAATATTTGAATGGGCGGTTGCCGCTATGAAGTCTATTAGAACTACTATAAAAGACAACTTTGGCGATCCGCTCAACGTACTCAATCAGTTCTTGCTTGAAAATTTGGGAACTACTATACGTGATGATGGCTCTTCCAACATGATTATGGTTCCGCCCAATGCTCGTAGTATTGCAGTTAGATACCAAGGTATTGGTAAACAAATTAATGAAGTTTATGTAACTAAGAAAGCTCTGATTGATTACTGCAATTTCTATAAAATTGAGTATGGCTGGCTAGTTTCTGCGCTAAAAGACAGAAAGCTGCTTAAGGGTATTAAGAAAGCTAATCTGTTAGAAAAAACAGGCTTGCCGCCTGTTGAAGTGGATTGTTTTATTTTTGATACAGAAGCTCTTTCAAATGCTGATTGTATTACTGAAGCTAAGAAACTAACTCCTATTTTGTCAACTAATAAACTCCATTTAAATTAGGGAGGCTTTATGGAAAGTTGCATAGCTTTTAGGGTTACCACAACGCCTGAATATAAAGGCGTTCTCCCTCAATTTATCGTAGTACATGCTACGTCATTTATATTTGAAGGGCATGATACTGCGTTTCCAGTGGTCAGTTTTCAGATTGAAACGCAAGAAGACGAAGACAGTGAGATAGAATACTCGACTGTAATGGTCATACCGCTAAAAGCTGTGCTGCTTATAGAACGAATAACAATAGAATGTGAGTTGTCTGTTTATTATTCAGTTTCGACTAACATCAATCCAATATCACTTTTGCGGGGGTAGTATATGATCCCACATGGATTCCGCCCGCTTTTAGCAGTCAATAGTGAAAAAGTACGGGAAAATCCTAAATCGCTCTATATGAGCGAGAAAATCGACGGTGTGCGGATTTTGTTTTTCGATGGGATTGCGTATAGTAGATCGCTTAAGCCCTTACCTAATACTAAACTTCAAGAGTTTGCAAGAGCTAATAAGAAACTACTTGAAGGCTGTGACGGCGAACTTACATCTGGTAGTTTGTATAGTCAAGATGTTTTACAAAAAAGTGTGTCTGTCGCTATGTCATTCTACAGCGACGACCCGTTTGAAATCCATCTATTTGATAGATTTATACCAAACACACCGTGGTTAAGTAGGTACGAAAGTTTACAAAAAGTAGAGAAAATAGAGTACGTTAATATCTTACCGCATTACGAAATTAAACAAGATACAGACTTAGACAAGTTTGAGCAAAGCGTCCTTGCTTTAGGTGGCGAAGGCGTGATGCTCCGCGACGCCAATGGGCTATATAAGTTTGGGCGCAGTGGAGTTTGCTGGCCGGAACTACAAAAAGTCAAACGATTTAAAGATATTGAAGGTGTCGTTATAGATGTAGCTCCTTTACGCCATAACGCTAACGAAGCCGAGTTAGACGAGCTTGGTTATACAAAGCGAAGCCATAACAAAGACGGTATGGTTGAGTTAGAAGCTCTCGGTAGTTTAAAACTTCGGCTTACTAATGGAACCACATGTTGGGTAGGTTCTGGGTTTACAGAACTACAACGCTACAATTTATGGGCCACTCGTGACAAGTTACTAGGTAAGTTAGTTACGATTAAGTATTTTAAAGAATCAGCAGATGGAGTTCCATTACTTCCAGTTTTTAGGAGCTTTAGAGCATGAAAAACAGTTCATATGGAGTGCCTTGTCATATTCATCGTAACCCTTCAAGGCATTCTAGTCAGAAAACGTATAGAAAAGGATTGCTTAGAGTAGAAGGCAAAGCCTATACTCTTGAGGAAATTGAAGAGATAGTAGGATGTAGATTAAGTTTAGGTAAACTACGTAGTATGCAAAGTTCTACTAAACTTACGTTTGATAAAATAATTGCAAGATTTAAGGAGGGAGACGATGACTGAAGATGAAATGATGCCTATTGGATGGGGTTGGCGCCCCGGGCTTACTGTAGATTATGTAGCTGCTAGAACATATATAATTGAAAGAGAAGCTAGTAGATATTTAAACGGTAAAGTACGTAGAGATAAAGACTGGTATACTAAGCTAGTTGAAAAATATCCTTCAAAAAGGGTTGTGAGAAACTATGAAAACACCTAAAGAAATTTTTGCAGAAGCGCGCGAGGATGGCTACCGCGCAGAGGTCTGTCGTGGGTGGGAGGCGGCTTGGGACGTGATCCGCGCATACATCGGGGAGAAAAATGAATGAGCTGGCTCTTTTCGCGGGCGCTGGTGGCGGAATACTGGGCGGCAAACTGCTCGGATGGCGAACGGTTTGCGCCGTTGAGTGCGACCCATACGCCGCAAGCGTACTTGTCGCCCGACAAAATGACGGCCTTCTCCCGCCCTTCCCGATTTGGGATGACGTTCGCACCTTTGACGGAAGACCTTGGCGCGGAATTGTTGACGTGGTTTCTGGCGGGTTTCCCTGCCAAGACATCAGCGTCGCCGGAAAAGGCGCGGGCATTGACGGAAAGCAAAGCGGACTCTGGTCAGAAATGGCCCGAATCATTAGCGAGGTTCGACCGAGATTCGCGTTCGTGGAAAACAGTCCAGCCCTCGTTACTCGGGGACTCGGACGAGTACTCGGTGACTTGGCCGCGCTCGGGTATGACTGTCGGTGGACGGTGTTGGGCGCTGCCGATGTTGGTGCGCCGCACCGGCGCGACAGGTTCTGGCTTGTGGCCTACGCCGACAGTTAATGGGAACTACAACCGGAAAGGAGCAAGCCCGACCAGCGGGGACGGATTGGCAACGGCTGTAAAAAAGGCATCGCAAACTAATGGGAAACTGAACCCGACGTGGGTCGAACGACTGATGGGCTGGCCCAAGGACTGGACCTCACTGGAGCCCATGCCAGTCAGTGAATGGGCGGGGACTGAGCCTTGGGGTCCAGACTGGGAAGACGGGATTATGCGAGTGGCTGATGGAGTGGTCGCTCGGGTGGACCGACTTAGGGCCCTGGGAAACGGCCAAGTTCCATTGTGCGCCGCAAGAGCGTGGCAACTGCTGACGGGTGACTTT